TGTCCTCATTGACGAGATCGCTATCTAATAGTGGTTTAATAGCATCTAACATGCGATTCTCCTAAATTTTTAGGTCCCTGATTAAACGAGAAACTTCGTCCTTCAGGTACTTTTGTATTTTGCCGTCCGTCCCAGACTCACGAGCCATTTCTAAAATGTGATGTCCATGTTTCATGTTCATCAGTCCTTCATAAATTGCTTTTGGATAAGCATTTGGAGCACTGGGTTGTGCGACAACGTCTACAGTGACAATCTCAAAGTCACTGACACGTCCATTATGTGGATCAACGTTACCCGATCCACGACTCGAAACGCCCAATCTCACACCGGACTGAAGCATAGTTTTCACTAGCTCGCCCATTGGAGTTGGGAGAATTTTTAATTTTCCATAACCATTAGGTCCGTCCATCCACATGTTAGTAATCATGTGACATACACGGTCTAAATTAATTTTGAGGTCATCTGGATGATCTACTTCACCAAGAACAGTACCTTCTTTGATTTGCTCGTTAAGTGTTTCAACTGCTTCTGCAATTTGATTCACTGGATAAACACGTTCATTGGCATTCTTGATGTCACCTTGTATGCAGATGCCCTCCATGTAGAGATCCTTACCGTCTTTGCCTTCAGAGATAGTCATCTTTGCGGCTTCAAAAGTAAGGTCTTCTCTTAGGTATAGCTGTCCCATATACGTGGTTCCTAACTAGATTAGTCTATAACACTTTTGGTGTTAACACCAGAAGCTTGTGCTAAATCAGGCTTTGGAGCTGGCTTAACGTCTGGCTTAGTTGTACCTTGCATGTCACCATATTTTGGTGTTGGGCGGCCTTCTTTACCTTTGTTGCCATCATCAAAGTTTACTGGATGTGCATCCATTCCCTTTTGACCTGAGTTTGCAGCTACCGGACTTTTACTAGCTGGTGATGTTGTAACTGGCTTTGGTGCTGCAACTAATTCTACATTCTCATTAAAACCTTCTACTTCAACATTTACGTCAATTGGCTCGTCCATTTGATCTTGCATTCCATCGATCTCGTCCTGCTCCATGTCAGTATCGCTATCAATGTCATCAATCTCATCTTGCTCGCCGTCAATGTCGTCAGTGTTGTCGTCAACTTGACCCATTAGCTCTTCGAATTCACCCATTAGTTCGTCTAATTTGTCTTCGATATCTACTACACGGTCTTCTAACTCTTCGTCACCGTCATCATCAACGTCAATGTCGATCATTTCAATTTCTTCTTCGTCGTCTTCCATTCTGACGCCTTGCTCTTCAGCTTCGACTTCATCAATTAAAGAGTCAACTTGTGATCCACCTAATTCTTCTGACTCATCAATTGGTCCATCGTCTTTACGCTTGCCGAATTTGCCTCTTGAATCATCTCTACGACCTTTTTTAGAAACATCTTTGTCAGCAATCTTGCCGTCTTTGCCTGCTTCTGATTCGTCTTCGCGATCGTCATAACCTTGTTTCTTTTCTGTAATTTCTTCTTCAGACATAATCTCTTCGTATATGTCTTTTGACTTCTCAACGACTATCTCGTGGAAAAGTGCTTTTGCTCTCTTTTCGTCATCGTTGATAACGAATTCAATTAGTTGTTCAAATTTGTTCATAAAAATATTCCTTCTAAGTATGTCTCAGTATAGTACTTACAAGAAAGTTAAAAAACTAGTAGTTTATAGGGGTAAAAGTGGTAGAAAATGAATAATTTTCTACGCTAGCCTACATTGGTGCAGGTGGAGGAGCAAACTGTGCTTGTATTTTCTTCAAGTCTGTTTGCTTTTCAAAGTTTCTCAGGTCGTACATCTTACGCAACTTTGATATTTGCTTTAGTGTAAGTTTTGTCTTACGCAACTCGCCGAGCTCTGGTACGCTGTTATCAGCTTCTTGATCTTGGTAACCTTCAGCGGGTGCTTCATAAAATTCAAATAGTTTCATAATAGTATTTATACAGGAGGCGCTTCTGCAGGCACGTCAACATTTACATCAATCTGTTCACCGCCCATTGCTGGATCTACTGCTGCCGCTTCTTCGCCTGCAACTGCATCGCCCATGCTTACATCACCTTCAAAGTCTCCAGGGCTTACACCAACAGTACGTAAATCACTGCCAGTTGGTTCAGTTTCAATTGGTTGTCCTGTTTCTTCTTCCCAGTTCTCTGTGTTTTCTTGTAACTCATCATCAGTTAAGCCTAAGTAGCGTTTCATAAGGAAACGCTTGCTCATATATGGCAACTGCTCTAATGCACTAAATGCTTGTATTCTTGTTGTGTCAAGTTCTGCTTGTCTGTAACTTGCAAAGTTTTGTGGAGGTGCAAACGTTATGTTGAATAGTCCACTGTCGATGTTGAAGCCTCTCCAACGCATAAACATTTTGAATTCGTCATCAAGTTTTTGTATAACTTGCTTTTGAAGTCTTTCACAATACTGATTGAATCTATATTCCTGTATCAGTGCAGTACCTACACGACCGTCATTCATTGGACGATCTGAATCATCTGGACCAGTGGGCAAGTATGAACTTGGTACACGTAATCCTCTACACATCTTGTTGTTAAAGTATTTTAAATCATCAATCTGTCCAAGATTTTCACCGCCTGGTAGTGTTTCAACTTTGGATCCTCTACCTTCAGCAGTTTGCGGAAAGAAGTAATCTTCGTTAATACTCAATGGATTGTATGTTGTATCCATTGTGGTTGTTTGTTGACCGCCTTGTTGATTGGGAATACGTCTTTGGTGTACTTCGTTCTTTACACGTTCTACAAACTGCATAGCAAGGTGACTAGGCATGTTACCCACATCAATGTAAAACACACGTCTTTCAGGTGCACGTTGTACTCTGTATATCAGTATTGAATCTTCAAGTAGTTCTTTTTGTTTGAAAACTTTGAAAATCATTTCAAGCACACTTTGGCTGAAAGGCCAGAAAAAGTCTAAACCTTCGCTAAGTCCAAGATGTACTACGTTCTTTGCATCAATCACAGTTTCATTCACAGTGTGTTCGAATCTGCTTGCTCCTGCTGGAGCATTTGGTACAGTGTAGTTTGATCCTCCCTGGCCACTTCCGCCAGTTCCGATTATTTCTCCTGAATTAATACCAGTTCCATAGTCAGTTGTACTCTTTGGTGCAATACTTAAATTCTGAAAGTTTGGATTGATGTCACGTATTACATACTGCTCAGGACGCTTGCCTTCGTTTTCATTTACAATCACCCGCACAACCTTGGTCATGTCGACCCAGTACAGTTCAAATGTTTCTGGATCTCTCACAAACACTTGATCACCATATTTTAGTGTGTTACGGAAAACACGAAACATACGTTGGTCAAACTTGTTAAGTTTTGTCCACTGCTGTAGTTGTGTTCGTATTATTTCAATTTCGTTGTTGGTTGGTTTATCAGTATAGGTAACTTCAAATGGTGTGTTGTTGCTGTCGTTTGTTTGTGTGGCAAATTCGGCAATAATATCCAAACACGCATTGATTTCACTGTCGCAATCCATGTTTTCATATTGATTGTAGCGTTCTATTCTATTAGGGTGTCCAGAGTAGACTTCTGGCAAATGACTTTGATAGTTTTTAAAACCAAACTGTCCGCCTGATCCGCCTGATCCATAACTTGGACCGCGTTGTGTTTGTCCGCTTATAGGACTGAGTTGACCTCCAGTGGATCCAACTGCTTTGAAGTACTTTTTCCAGGACATATATTTTCCAATGTGTTCTTTGTTATACTGTATTTATCAGTTGTTGCGAGCGGCCTGTAATTGTTCACCTTGGAGTCTGTTAGTTTTCGTTTGTTCGCCTAACATTGCCTCCATGATTGCAACCAACTTTTCATTACCAGCTTCCATAACTTGACTACGAGCACCTGGAGGTCCACCTTGTTGTTGTGCCGCTAATGCATCAGTATCTAATTGCATGCCACCTTTATCGCCTATTCGGTTAGTAGGACCGGCAGTTGAACGCAGTTGTCCTAGTGCATCAAATCGTCCACCTCCTGCAGCTGATTGAGCACTTATAGTTTGTCCATCACCTATATTATAACTTGTAGACGCTATGCCTTCGTTGGCACCCATTTTGCCAGATTGATACGTGCTAAACGGACCACTTGCTATGCTGGTTCCAGAATTGTACATTCCGCCAAGACCATCACCACTGACACCAGCACCACCAACATAGTCTTGTCGCATTTTAACTTGGCCTTGTGTACTGGTATAACTTCCAGATACAGATCCATCTGCAAAACTACTCATGCTTAGTCCGCCCATTGTTGGCGTGCTTCTGTGTAATTCATTGCCCTTGGCATCAACAGTTACTTTTGTTCCGTCGCCTAGTTTTACATCAAAGGTTCCTGGGATTCTTCCTGGTACTCCTGGTCCCATTTGTCCTGGTATAACCACTCCACTGGTTTTACCCATTTTAAGCATTTCTGGACCGTTCTCACCAACTAGATATGCTCCGCCTGCTTTAGCTGCACCACCTTCAGCTTTTCCTCCACCAAAGAAACTTGGTAAAGCATCCTTACCAAAGTAAGCAGTTAATCCACCAAGAATAGCACCGCCAATTCCACCAGTTAACCCAGTTAAAATAGCTCCAGGGCCAGTAACTGCACCAGCCGCAGCACCATACGCTGCGCCAGTACCTCCACCGACTGCCATTCCACTAAGGACTTTGAGAGTAGTATCAAAAAAACTTGTTGTTTCTTTTTTGTCAACATCCATCTTTTTCAGTACATCTCCGCCAACTGCTTCTCCTAATCCTTTTATACCTTTATTAACAAGTATGTCTGAATATTTTATCATGCTAGTAATGACAGTTGCTTGTATCTCCGCAAATTTATTGATTGATGCGGCTGCGGCCGGCAGTAGTTTATTCAATACTACTTCGTCAAGTGCAGTAGCACTGCTTATCATCTTTTCTTGTGCGGCTACTACGTCTTTGGTTAGACCGTCTTCGGTTTTTGCAAGTTTGTTTGTTTGTTCAGCGGCTTTTTCAGCAGCCATTCCTAAATCTTTTGATAACATCAGAGTTTGTAATGCTGGTAACAGTGCTTCGATTGATGTGCCCATTTTACCAGCAGTGGCCGCAAATGCATCTCCACCAAGTCCTTTGTAGAAACTGCTACCTTGTTTTTGTATCATTGACAATGCTTCTGCTTGCCCGATTGCACCAGATTTCAGTCCTGCTATAATTTCACCACCAACTGGTCCCATTACTTTCAAAAACTCTTGGGCAGCTGGTGTTCCAGCATTGCTCAGTGCATCAGCTAAACCATCACCAATTGTTTCTAATCCTGGTATCTTGTTAAGTGTGGTAATTGTGTTAAGTGTGGCTTGAGCAGCTTTTTTACCACTTGTACGTTCAATTTCACGTATCGAAGCACCTTGTCTTACATCACGTTGTACTGCATCAACTGCTTTTTGTTGTTCCTCAATACTTTGACCAGTGATTTTTGATAATGTTTGCAAGTTTTTCATGTAGGCCTGCGAGCCTTCTGCAAGAGCTTTGGTATTGTTTATTTCATTACGTCCTTGACGTTGTTGGAATGTTATATACTTTGAAGTTAATTCGTTTTGTTGTTCAACCCCGATACCCAATGTCAACAATTGCTCTCTAAAAGGTCTCATTGCTTTGGTAGTATCGCTTAAACCTTTTGCTGCATCAGCACTTGTACCAAACGCAAATGCTAAACTTTGTGACTCTTTGTTAACAACTTTTGCAAATTGGTTGAAACTTAAACCTGCATTGATCGCTTGTCTGCCAAGTCCACTCATGCCTTCTGCACCAAGAGCACCTGTTTGTCCAAGCGTCCTAAAAGCAGTGTTTACCCTGTCAAGTTCAGCAGTAAATGTTTTACCAACCGCAGTAACAATTTCACCAGCCATCTCGCCAATTGCTGCCATTGCTTTTCCAGCAGCTGCACCAAGGCCAGCAATTGCACCGCCTGCCAAAGGAATACCACTGGCCATCGAACTTAACCCAGTAGTGACTATTCCCGCTGTTTTACCAGCAAATGCTAAACCTTTGCCTGCCATCTCAATTGATGGATTTAAACTAGAAAAACTTTCCCTGTTTTCTCTGAGTGCGTTTGATGCATTTTCCAAACCTTTTGCAACATTAAGACTAGCCCGCACAGCTTTTTGCGTAGTTAACATTGCTTTAGAAGTCAGACTCTGCCGTTTGCCTTCTTGGGTGTTACCTTTGGTTATTATGGCTACTTGTTTTTGGTAGGCTTCATTTGCTTTAGCAACTTCTGGTGTTTGTCTACCGCCAGATTGTGACACTGCATTAAGCAGTTCTTGTAGCAGTCTATTGGTTTCTTCGTCGGCCATTTAATTTTTACCTGTTTTTACGGTGTATAAGTACATATACAACTATATTTATGGTAGGAAAAAACATGGCAATACAACCAGGCGCACCAATACAACCAGGCGCACCAATACAACCAGTTGCACCGATAGCGAACCCAACACCAGCACCAGTAATGCCGGCAGGCAACCCTCTTGCAAAACACTTTCGACAACCAGCAATTTATATTAGATTACC